AGCAGAAGCCAAACCCGTCAGCATAGAAAAATTTGATTCTGTGGATCAGATCGTGATCAAACAGCTGGAAGGTGTGGACTCAAAAACCTACGACAAACAAATACTAATGGCGATTTATAATAATTTAGATGTTAACAATTAAAACATTAACTGTAAAAAATTTCCTATCTGTGGGCAACCAAGCACAGAGCATCAACTTCGAAGGCAAGAACCTTGTGCTCGTGATTGGAGAGAACATGGATCTAGGCGGTGACGATGCCGGTGCAAGGAATGGTACCGGCAAGACCACTATCATAAACGCAATCAGTTATGCGTTCTATGGCGATGCCCTCACCAGCATACGTAAGGACAATCTTGTGAACAAGACCAACAACAAGGATATGCTTGTGGCAATTGAGTTTGAGAAGAACGGCATACGCTACAAGATCGAACGAGGCAGGAAACCACAGGTGTTGAGATTCTACAAAGACGAGATAGAACAAGAAAGCAACGAAGCGCAGGGCGAGAACAGGGAGACACAGCACGAGATCGACAAACTGTTGGGCATGACGCATTCTATGTTCAAGAACATCATTGCATTGAACACATATTCACAGCCGTTCCTTTCAACCAAGCAGTCAGAACAGAGAGAAATCATAGAACAGTTGTTGGGTATCACACTGCTGAGTCAGAAAGCAGATCTGCTGAAGGAACAGATGAAAGGTACAAAGGCAGAATGCATAGAAGAAAGATATAAAATAGACAGCATGGTGGCCAGCAATGAAAAAATCGAAGAGTCGATCAACAACTTTAAACTTCGAAACAGTGCCTGGAAGACGCAACAGAAACAGGATATCGAAAAGTTCCGCGAAGCGATATCAGAACTGGAAAAGGTAGATATCAAACAGGAACTGGAACTACACAAACAGGTACAAAAACAACAAGACGATCTAAAAACACTGAGAAGTTTGGAGAAAGAAAAAGCCTATCACGAAAACAGTTTGACCAAAACGGTCAGACAACTGGAACTAAAGAAAAAAGACATCGAATATGCGGAAGCGGCCAAGTGTCCGACCTGTGAACAGAATCTACACGATGACAAACACAAACAGTTACTGGAAAAACTACAGCAGGATCTCAAAGAACTGAACGAGGACGAGCAAAAGCTCACTTCCGAACTGGATGTTATAACCGAAGGAATCTCTACAATAGGCGACATTGGCCAACTACCAGACACATTCTACGACACCATCGACGAGGCCTACAACCATAAAGGCAAGGTAAAGGATCTCAAGCGACAACTGGAACAGACGGAAAAGAAAGAAAATCCTTACCAGGAACAGATCGAAGAACTCACCAAATCCGCATTACAGAAAGTGGATTATACCACGCTGAACGAGTTGGAAGATCTCCACAAACACCAGGAGTTCCTGTACAAACTGTTGACCGCGAAAGATTCGTTCATAAGGACCAGGATCATAGAACAGAACTTGACATACCTAAATCAGAGGTTGGCTTGGTATTTGAGTCAGGTCAAACTGCCACACACTGTGATTTTCCAATCGGATCTATCTGTGCAGATCGAAGAACTGGGCAGGGAATTGGATTTTGATAACCTATCGCGTGGTGAAAGGAACAGATTGATACTATCAATGAGCTGGGCATTCAGAGATGTTTGGGAATCATTGTACCAACAGATCAATCTCTTGTTCATAGACGAATTGATAGATGCGGGCATGGACACGTCGGGCGTGGAGAGCTCCATGTCAGTGCTGAAGGAGATGTCCAGGACACAACAGAAGAACATATTCCTCATCAGCCACAAGGACGAATTGGTCAGCAGGGTGAATTCCGTGCTGAAAGTGGTAAAAGAAAATGGTTTTACCAACTATGCCAATGATGTAGAAATTGTGATATAGGTTGACTGTGCCACATTTGAAACGCTACAATTAGGGTACAGTTAATTAATTAACGCAAACAAGGAGAAAAGACATGTCAGAAACACATGATCAAATCATGACAACAATCCAGACATACTCTGAAGAGAACTCTAAGTTCACGGACAAGGGTATCAAGGCATCTGCAACAAGAGCAAGAAAAGCTCTGGCAGAGTTGGCAAAATTAATCAAAGCAAGAAGAAAAGAAATCCAAGAAACAAAGAACGCGGAAAAAGCCGCTTAATTCTAAAATTTTTTGAATATTCAAAAAGAAAGCCTGTGTAGCAATACGCAGGCTTTTTTTTATTAGTAGTGTTTGTTGAGATAACCGTCTAGTTTGCTTCCGTATTTCAAACACCACATGGTGTATTGCCTATCTGTCATGTGGGTCTGAACAAGTAGTTTCTGTTGTTCAAAGCTGATTTCCAGTGCTTTGCGTTGGTACATCTCATTTATGTGAGGGAAATTTTTGACCCAGTGTTCAAACTTGATCTGTAACTCAAATGTATCCAGTCTGTTCTGTACCGGGATCTCTGCCAGTGTGCGTAGTGGAAATCTTTTATTCTTTGACCAAAGTTTTACCATGTACTCTTACCCTGATGTGTCCATTATAGTATACACTACTTTCCAGCACACGTCTATCAAACTGCTCGCGGGCCTCCATGTAGTTGCATTCGGCTTTGGTGGCACAATAATAAAGTATCTCTCTCGTGAATTTGTCTTTGCCTAACTGTTCTATGTCGGCCAACAAAGCGTCACTGCTACCCCAGTAGTCGCGCCAGCCAGAATCTTTTGTTCCGCGCAAGCGTTTTTTAACTCTTTTTCCGTTTTTTTGCGTATGCATTTTGTATCGCGTAGTCTTGAATCTTGACAATTTTTTTCCGATGTACATCTTGCCATTGGTTGTATTGGTAATGAGATACACAAAGCCGGCACAGTCCTCTGGTAATTCTTTAACGGGTTGATTTTGGTAGGTCCACATCACTTTGGTATTTAAACTCACAAAGTTTGACACGTAAAAAGTTCTGTCGTATATATAGATGCTAGGCAAACCAGGCAATTTCTAAACAAATCAGGCACAACATAACATCATTGTAGTGAGCACGGAGATGCGGCTGAAGAAGCGACAGGTGAATCCGTTGATGTACAAGGCAAAAATGATGGGGCTCTCGGAAAAAGATCGAACCCCAGGTTCCGACAACACTATCATGTGAGGATTGTCGGGGCTCGCGTTGCAGGAATGAGCTAACGGGTACAGCGCAACCGCCCGGTCACGACAGCGACACATGGTGACTGCGATACTCGCCACACGGGGATCAAGTCAGTTCTGCTGGAGACAGCAGAATTGTGACTGCTCATCTGCCACAGCAGGCGCATTACAGGACTTACAACTAAAAACGAGCACAGCGAGTTTTTGGATGGGTGCAACCCATCCCCTTAAATACCCACAGCATGGAACTAGTCTGGAACCACAGATTCGGCAAACAGGAACAGCAACCACTGGTGCTGTGCAGGCCATGGGCGTTCGCCGCAGACCATGAGGACGGCGACATGCTGGATGGTGGGTGGCTGTTGCTGGATCATCCCTATCGGGGCAGAGAATGTTGGTACCAGTCGAGATCTGTCAGGATCGACGGTGACCTCTATCGGCCCAGGTTCCCTAAACACGAATACAACGGTGATAAAATCACGGTACGAGAAATTTTTCCGCGCAGGATCGAGGACCTGACCCTGTTGCCGCTACAGAAGATCTACACCCAATACCTGGAACGCAAGGGCTTCCGGGATCTCTATGATCCGTTCCGGTACCTCACGGACAGGACCAGTTTCCTGTTGTTCGAGTGCCGGGGTGAGATAGTGGGCTTCACCAAGATTCGTAGGTACTTCTGGGAGGGCCTGCCCGACGACGAACAGTATGCGTTGCCCGTGGATGACTGGGAATTCCCCGCCATGGCGGGCATAGAGACAGTGTTGCATGCCAGCTCGTTGCCCATATCAGCGATCACCGCGGATATGGAGATCCAATGGAGTTTCGAACAGGGTGCCAGTTATGTGTACCTGGGCGCCGGCTACGAGCGCGGTTCCGAATACAAGGCCAGTTATAAAGGGTTCGAATGGTGGACCGGCGAAAAATGGAGCACAGTTAAAAAGGCCTATAGGAAACTGTGCAAACGAGATTCTGACCTAGAACTTATCTCGGATCTTCAAAACGCCAAGTGACTATATCCTCGAGTTCCTTCTGGGTCCAGTTCTTGTAATAGTCAGTGGTCTTTTCCAGGATCTTCGCGAACCGGTTGAGCTTGGATCGTTTCTGTGCGAACATCAGGCAGTATCGGCCGTTGCTCATGTCGATGCGGCCTATCTTCTCACCGTAGTCAGGGTGGTCCTCCAGCATGACCTTGTCGTCCTTTGCGAATGTCCGGTTGAGCTCACATCTCAGTTTGTAGGCGTATCTCCAGGTCCATCTCTTTTTGTCGGTGATCAGGATCAGCACGTCCGTGTTTTTGAAATCTTCATTTGCTATGTGTGTGAACACGTTGCCATCGTCTTCTTTGTCAGAGATCCATACCATCTTCACCTTGCCATCCAGCCTGGCCTTCTGTGCGTAGGGGCATGGGGGTAGGTCTCCCAGGAACGGGTGTGGCTGTTCCACGAATGTCTTCATCCATTCCGTTATGTACTGCTGTGGGGTCTGCTTAGAGTTGCGGTTCCGGCTCGGCTTTCTTCTCGGCACTGTCCTCCTCGTCTGCCAACACGCCACCGCCCAGGGTGTTCTTGATCTGCTTGATCCGTTTCTTGGCCCGCTCGGTCTCTTCTCTGGCGGCTTCTGTCTCGGCCTTGCAGTCCTCCATTCGCTTGGCTATGGATTTGACTTCTCTGTTGGCGTCTTCTACTTTGTTGAGGAGTTGCTTGATTCTGGCGTCCTTGAGAGCGATATTTTTGTTCAACTCTTCCTTTTCCGACGTGAGTTCTTTTATATGTGCCTTAAGCTCTGCGACTAGATCGTTAGTGCTCATACGTAAGATTAATTATACTCCTGTTTTGTGTTCATTATATTATACTATTTTGTTTTGGTAATTAAAAGAACGGTTGTCCGGTTTTTTTGGTGGTTTCCAGGTTGTCTTTTATGATCTCTGACAGGATCTTCTTGTCATCCGGCGCGATGGTCATGGCCTCTGTGTATGTGAGTCCTCCCCTCATGTACCAACAAAGTCTAAATATGTCATGCTTGATCTGTTTTGATTCTCCTTCCAACTCTTTTAGATAGGTCATGATTTCAGAATCCGAAAGTGACAAAAGTTTTATACGAAAAAATTTGCGTTGTCGAAAGTTATGGGAACCTGATATGTCGCCGGTGCACCGGCCTTGATCTGTTCTTCAGTGCTCTTGACAGTGAATGGTTTGATGGAACCCTGTTCTCTGATCTCTATCAGCTTCTGTTCCAGTTCTTTTATGATCTTGGCGTCGGCGTTGTCCACAAACTGCTTGATCTGTGCGGAGTTTTCCACAACCGTGCCATCGGGCAGGGTGATGGATTTTATGTTTTCTATCAACAGTGTGGAATTCAACATGCTCAACTGTTGGAAACTGTCATTGAATCTTTTTGTTTTTTCTTCCACCGGCAAGTCAGACTGTTGCACCTGTGCAAACATCTTCTGTTGTTCAAAGGTCTTGAGCTGTGCCTGGGTGACCTGCTTGTAGGTCAAGGGCCTCACGGTGACAGTTAGTCCGTCCGCGATCTGGAAACTGTCGGTCATGTTCTGTGATCTGATCACTTCCAACTGCTGTGGCAGATTCACGCTGTGGGTCATCTGCTCGTTGGTGCCCGGCACGCCCGCGGTCACGTCCATGGTTTCTCCATAACTGGCGATCCTCAGTGCTATCAACACAGTGTCTATGTCGTAGTTGACCAACTGCCATGGATCTCGTATGCTGGGTATACAACTCTTGATCACATCAACAGTGGCCTGTCCGTTCATCAGCGAGTCCGGCGTCTTGAATTTCAGCTCATCCAAGGTGGTCATGGGCATGACCGCATGCTCGCCCGTGGCTGTTTTCTCCACAATGTCGTCTTTGTAGTATTTGTCACCGCTGGGCAAACTGATGTAGATCTGCGGTTGCCTGTAGTAACTGCTCAACGGGTTGGTGTTTTCTGCTGTTTTTTCCATTCAATAAATAATACACTAGATTAATCTAAGTGTCTATTATTTATATGGGCATATTTTGGGGCAAAAACAAGTGGCGGACGAAAGCGTATTATCAGACAAGGAACTTAAACAACTCAAGACGGCCATAGAAAAAAATTCCATGTCGGCTTTCAAGACCGGCCTGGAAAAAGCATTCAAAAAAGCCGACACACAGCGTGACCTTGAAAAATTAAGCAAAACAATAAGACAACTAGTCAAAGACAACAACGACGATATCAAATTCAAAAAGGAATCACTTGATCTCGAAGAAAAACAATATAAACTTACCAGCGATTACGTAAAGGCAGTTTCCAAGACCACAGAAAAGATCCAAGAATTCGGCACCAGTTTATTTGGGAGCAAGGTAGCAGGATCCGCACTGGCGCAACAGTACAAAGAAGGTAAAGAATCTCTCAAAGGTTTCGTCAAGGCCGGCTATGAGGGAAGTGGAAGCATTGCGGATTTCACCAAGAGCTTTGACAATTTCCTGGGACCAGTGGGGTCTGTGTTCAACTTTGTGGGTCAGAGTGCCCAAAACAATGTTGAAGCATTTAGATTATTAAGCCAGGTGGGAGCCACTTTTGGGTCCAGCATAATGACCTTACGAGAAGCGGCATTCGACGCGGCCCTTCCCTTGAGCGATTTCGCCGACTTGGTTGGCAAGAACTCGGACAATCTTTCTGCCCTGTTTGGTAGTACCACGAGAGGCGCCCAGGAATTTGCAAGATTGGCCAACACTTTCAGGCAGAACAACATAGAAGCATTCGCTCCATTGGGTTTCACGGTTTCGGAACTAAATGAAGTTCTCTTGACCCAGTTCACACTGTTGCGAAGGACCAATAACTTTGAAAGACTATCCAATACCCAGCGACTGCAGAGTGCCAAAAACTTGGCAGTGGAATTAGACAAACTGGCCAGGATCACCGGACAGAGCAGATCACAGTTGGCAGAGCAGATAGAAGCACAATTGAGCAATGAAAAGTTCTTGGCATTCATTGGTGGTCAAAGCGCGGAAGCGGGCCAACGACTCAGTGCTTTCGCGGCAACAGTAAGAGGACTTGCGCCGGATCTTGCCGAAGGGTTCCAAGACCTAATAGCGAACTCCGGTGTCCCGGTCACAGAGGCCGCCAGAGAGCTAATAATGAACATTCCGGAGGCATCGTCCATAATCAGAGATCTAACCAGCGGTGCGACCAACAGCCAACAGGCACTAGTGGCACTGCAAGGCGCCGCACAGAGGTCCAATCAGGCTTTGAGAGGTATCACCCAGACCGGCACCGTGGGATTCACAAGATTACAAGGAGCCGTGAACCAATTGGCCAGCAGGCAGTTTGACCTTTCCAAACTATCGGCCGAGGAATTAAAAAAACGTGAAGCAACCACGAAAGCACTTACGCAGTTCGAAGATGCCAGCAAGAGAGTTTCGGCAGGATTCCAGAGCATAGAGACCGGCTTCTTCGCCGCGCTGGGCGGGCTTGTTGGTGATACCGGTTCAGGATTAAACAAGGCGGCGGACAGTTTCGCCCGTGGGGTACAGAGCCTGACCAACGCAGAAAAGGCCCTGTTGTTCGTGGCGGGCGGACTGGGTGATTATCTATTGGATTCCGGCAAGAGGATCGCGGAGATCACGCTGGGAACAGCGGCGGGATTCAGACTGGCAGGAGGCGCATTGGGACTGGGTGGTTTTGGCAGGAACATGGGTGTGCTGGGCCGAGGATATTCCGCACTGGCCGGCGTTGGCATGATGGCGGGAGGTACAGCAATGACCGGCAGTCAAGATCCGGGCACGAGATTGGGTGGAGCGGCAACGGCGGCCCTCGGTGGAGCCCTCCTCGGAGCCCAACTGGGTTCCATGGCCGGACCTTATGGAATGTTGGTAGGTGGACTTTTGGGTGCGGTTTTGGGCGGAGCAGGATCATTGGCATCGGGACAGGCATTCAGCAAGGATGGCAAGAGAGCAATGGGCGGTGCGACCGTGGCGGGAGGCTCTTATCTCGTGGGAGAACGAGGGCCGGAACTGTTCACACCCAGCACATCTGGATTGGTGACCTCAAAAAACCAGATAGTCAGCAATGACACAACCGCTATAAATGATGCCTTTGACAAATTCACCAGCAACCTGGGATCAAAGATAGACACAATGGTGTCGGCGGTGAACAAAACCAACACATTGAACGAACAGGCCGTAAAAGCGTTAAATACACAGGTAGCATTGACGGCGCAGGGCAATAAAATCAGCGACAAGACCAGAAAAGGTGTTGCTTCGATGGGCAGTTTAGTGTAATATATAAAGTATGGCTTGGAAAAAATATTTCAAAGACGCAAACATGTCTCCCATAGCAGGAGACCGTAATCCACAATTCGCAAAGAGGAACTACAGCAGTTACCTACCGGATGTGTACACCGGACACCCCAACAGGATACAGAGATACTTCCAGTACGATCAGATGGATTCGGATTCGGAAGTAAATGCCGCATTGGATATCCTGGCAGAATTCTGCACACAGTCAAACAAGGAAAACGAAACACCGTTCGATATCGTGTTCAAAGACGAGACCACGGAATCGGAAGTCAAACTATTAAAGAAGGCGCTTCAACAGTGGACCAGATCAAACCAATTCAAGAAGCGAGTGTTCAGGATCTTCAGGAACGTGTTGAAGTACGGAGACTGTTTCTTTGTGAGAGATCCGGAAACGAACAAATTACTCTATATCGATGCCGCCAAAGTGGACAGGATCATTGTCAACGAATCGGAAGGCAAGAAGCCAGAGCAGTACATCATCAGAGACATCAATCCCAACCTACAGAGATTGAGTGCGACACAGGTAACACCCAATCAAGTGTATGGCGGCACAGGGACCGCGGGCGGACCCTACAGTGCAAACTATTCATCAGCAGGTTATGGAACCAATATAAATTCCGGCATGGGTGCCGCAGGTGGACAGGGCGGAAGATTCTACCGTACCATGAACCAGTATGCGATCAATGCGGAAAACGTGGTACACATGAGCCTTTCGGACGGATTGGACAACTTGTTCCCGTTCGGACAATCGATACTTGAACAGATTTTCAAGGTTTACAAACAGAAAGAATTATTAGAAGACGCGATCATCATCTACAGGGTTCAGAGGGCACCGGAAAGAAGAGTGTTCTACATCGACGTGGGCAACATGCCAACGCACCTTGCGATGCAGTTCGTTGAAAGAGTCAAGAACGAGATCAATCAGAGAAGGATCCCTTCAACATCGGGCGGTGTCAACTATGTTGATGCAACCTATAACCCAATGTCGATCAATGAAGACTACTTCTTCCCGCAGACAGCGGAAGGCAGAGGATCAAGAGTTGATACTTTACCGGGTGGAACCAACCTCGGAGAGATCGACGACTTGAAATACTTCACAAACAAATTATTCAGAGGATTGAGGATTCCTTCATCCTATCTACCGACTGGGCCAGACGACTCTCAACAGCAGTACAATGACGGTAGGGTGGGTACAGCATTCATACAGGAATTGAGATTCAACAAGTACTGTGAGAGATTGCAGTCAATGGTTGCCCCGACACTGGACGAAGAATTCAAACTCTGGATCAGGAACAAGGGCTACACAGTGGACAACAGCATGTTTGAGATCAAACTGAATCCACCTCAGAACTTCGCACAGTACAGACAGACCGAAATGGATCAGAGCAGAGTGGGCACCTATGTACAGGTGGCGGAATTGCCTTATATGTCGAAGAGATTCGCATTGAAGAGATTTTTAGGATTGACCGAAGAAGAAATGGCAAGGAACGCAGAACTATGGGCCGAAGAGAACAACGTGGCACAGAAGAGGCAGACCAAGTCCACACAGATGAGATCAGCGGGAGTTTCACAGGCGGGCATACAGTCAGACCTTGATCAGTTCACCGAGCCGGAAGGCGAAGCAGGCGCTCCGGAACCAGGATTGGGCACCACACCGGGCACAACCACAGGCACAGGCACACCAGGCGGCACGCCGGGCGGTGGCGGCACTTTATAATAAATAGGTTTATGAAGCTCAACGAATTTTTCTCATACGGCGAAGACGGTTTCCAACAGCAGAAGAACTACAACGCCGAGGATGACATCTCCATCTTGGATGATGGCAACACCAGGAAGACCAGATTGACCCTCAAAGACATCAACAAGATGAGATTGGCCAGTGAACAGCACGACGCCGATCAACAGGAAGAGGCCAAGTTCGTCCAAAAGATGTACGGACAGCCAGCAGACACAGATAACTTAGAGTTATAATGTCCACCACAGCATTTGTATTAGGCAATGGCGAATCACGCCGAGGTATAAAGATCGCGGATCTCCGACCACACGGCAAGGTCTGGGCCTGCAACGGCGTTTACAGGACCGAGGAACCCGATGTGCTGGTGGCCGTTGACCCCAAGATGTTGCTGGAGATAGCGGAATCAGAGTATCCTGTGACCCACGAGGTCTGGTCAAACTACAATCATCAGTACGACAAGCACGACCGAATAAGGAACCATGTGCAGTTCTTCAGGCCCAGCCTGGGCTGGAGTTCTGGTCCCACAGCACTGAGACATGCCGCAGATCAGGGATATCAACACATCTATATACTGGGCTTTGACTACGAGGGACACTTGCCCAACGACAAGAACAAGACCCGGCTGTTCAACAACATGTTCAAGGACACCAGGAACTACAAGAAGAGCAAGGACACAGCCACATTCTACGGCAACTGGATGAACCAGACCAAGAACGTGCTGAGGGATTTCCCCCGACAGCAGTTCTACAGGGTCACCCCCAGAAGCTGGTTCAGGCCACACGATCTGGAATTCAACAATAACTTTAAACACCTAGATATTGAAGAATTTTTGAAGATACATAACTTACAAATCAAAATATAGTCACAAAACTGTAAAAATTGTCGTGTTTGACCCTTTTACAGCACCGTTTTAGCGTGTTTGCCTTAAATATAACACACATTAATGTACAAACCTTAAGGAGCACGTGCAATGTCAAATAAATTTGAACAATTACTTGAATTGCTGATCAACGAAGAGAACGACAAAGCGGAAGCATTATTCCACGAGATCGTTGTAGAGAAGTCTAGAGACATCTACGAAGGATTAGCAGAAACAGCAGAAGAAACTACCGAAGCAAAAGAAGACGAAAAAGTAGAAGAAACTGCAAAAGAAGAAACTTCCGAAGAAAAAGTTAAAGAAACCAAAGACGAAGAAGTCGAAGAAGGCGAAGAAGTTGAAATCGAAGAAACTTCTAAAGAAGAAGAAGCAACAAACGAAGAAGAGTCAATCGAAGAAGTTGGTGGAGATGCCACCGATGAATTGGTGAAAGACATTTCGGCCGAAGAAGAAGGCGAAATGGACGGAGCCGAGATGGGCGATGACAACGGTGAAGAAGGCGAAGAAGCAGGCGACACCGAAGAAAGAGTTGCTGACTTAGAAGATGCTTTAGATGAACTAAAAGCAGAATTCGAAAAAATGATGGCCGGCACAGACAAAGACGGCGATGGCGACCATGACATGGACGACCACAAAGAAGAAGAGTCTGTGGAGGAACCAGTAGCTGACGAAATCCAACCGATGGAAGCAAAACACGACGACAAGAAAAAAGAAAAGATGGATGAGTACAAGATCCAGAAGTCGGCGGACACAGCTGACCATTCCGACAAGGGTGCGAAATCACCAGTGTCAGACGCAGGAACAAAAATGGGACAAGGCGCCAAGAACATCGCTCAAGCAAAAGACGGTGAGACTGGAAGAACTGCTCCATCTGCTGAGAAAATGGGTGAGTTTGCGAATACTCCGGGTAAAGACAAAGCCCCTGCAATGAAAGCAGAGAAGGCAGATACTGCGGATCATTCAGACAAATCAGCTAAATCTCCAGTTGCTTCAAAGAAGTAATTGAGATAAACGAGAAAGGTCGGGATGTCATTATATCTTAGAGAACACTTAACCTTTGATCAGGCTAGAGTACAGGTATTGCACGAAGGAAAAGACGGCAAGGATTTGTACATGAAGGGGATCTGTATTCAAGGCGGCATCAAGAATGCCAATCAGAGAGTTTATCCTGTGAATGAAATTCAGAAAGCAGTGAAAACACTCAATGATCAGATCAGTTCTGGTTACAGCGTACTAGGTGAAGTGGATCATCCGGACGATTTAAAAATTAATTTGGACCGCGTCAGTCACATGATCACAGAGATGTGGATGGACGGTCCAAATGGATACGGCAAGATGAAAATCCTGCCAACACCAATGGGTCAACTTGTCCAGACAATGTTGGAATCGGGTGTGAAACTGGGCGTGAGTTCAAGGGGAAGCGGAAACGTTTCTGAATACTCGGGCGGCGAAGTTTCGGACTTTGAGATCATCACTGTGGATGTTGTGGCCCAACCTTCGGCACCAGGTGCTTACCCAACCCCAATATACGAACATTTGTTGAACACAAAGGGCGGATTGGCGGCAAAGGGTCTGGCGGCGGAAGTTGCAAATGACAAAAGAGCACAAAAGCACCTCAAAGAGGCACTAACCAACATAATAAAGGGGTTGAAATAAAATGTTCGACGCAATATCAAAACTTGTTGAGTCAGGCGTTATCGGAGAAGATACTAAGAAATCTATCGAAGAGGCGTGGGATTCAAAGATCAAGGAAAACAGAGAGCAAGTGACTGCTGAGCTGAGAGAAGAGTTTGCGAAAAGATACGAGCACGACAAGTCAAACATGATCGAAGCAATCGACAAGATGATGTCAGACAAGTTGGGCGAAGAGATCAGCAAATTCGTTGAAGACAGAAAGCAACTTGCACAAGAAAAGATCGCTTACAAGGAATCAGTAGGCGCTCATTCAGCGAAGTTGGAAGAGTTTGTATTAAGCAAACTGTCCAATGAGATGAAAGAATTACACACAGATAGGAAGTCTGTAGGTGAAAACTTTGCCAAATTGGAAGAGTTCGTTGTGAACGCACTTGCCAAGGAGATCAAAGAGTTCTCTGAAGACAAGAAATCTGTTGTAGAAACCAAAGTGAAATTAGTGAAAGAAGCAAAAGCTCAGTTGGCAAAACTGAAAGAAGCTTTCATTAAGAAATCTGCTAAAGTCGTAGAAGGTGCTGTGACCAAGAAGTTAGGCGAAGAGATTGCCGCACTCAAGGAAGACATCACATCTGCGAGAGAGATCAGCTTTGGTAAGAGAATTTTCGAAGCGTTTGCTAGCGAATATCAGGCTTCTTACCTAAATGAGAAGTCAGAGAGTGCTAGGCTTTTAAAAGTGGTCGATGAGACTACTCTTAAATTGAAGGACGCTGAGAAATCCATCGAAGAAGCAAAAGCGGTGATTGAGTCGAAGGAGCAAGAAATTGCTAGACAAAACGACTTGATGGAACGTAAGGCAACGATGGCTTCATTGCTTAAACCATTGAGCAATGAAAAAGCAGAAGTGATGAGTCAGTTACTTGAGTCAACTCAAACTGACAAGTTAAAATCTGCTTACGAAAAGTATCTACCTGCTGTCATGGAAGATGCACCTGTTTCTAAAATGAAGAAGATCATATCTGAATCATCAGGAGACAAGGCAGACGTCAGACAGACCAGGGACGATGCACAACTTGGTGACATCCGTGTATTAGCGGGTCTTGCCAAAAACAACAATTAAACTAAAGGGGAATATTCAAATGTCAGAAATATTTGAATCAAAATGGGGCGAAACTAAAGCCGCATTAACTGAAGGTTTAGCAGGCAACAAGAAAAAGACAATGGACGTTGTGTTAGAAAACACAAAAAGATACTTGTCTGAGCAAGCCACTGCTGGTGCTACATCAGCTGGTAACGTTGCTACGTTAAACAGGGTTATTCTTCCAGTAATCAGAAGGGTTATGCCAACTGTGATCGCTAACGAGATCGTAGGTGTACAACCAATGTCTGGTCCTGTAGGACAAATCCACACACTAAGAATTAGATATGCAGACACAGTTGCGTCGAACACGACAGCAGGTGAAGAAGCATTATCTCCATTCAAAATTGCGAAAGCATACTCTGGTAACCAGAACAACACAACTCCTAAAGCGGCTTCAACTGCTTCTTTAGAAGGTACTCCTGGTAAGAGATTATCAATC